GGCAACTCGGATGGGAGCACCATCGAAGCTTGCAAATTGAGCAACTCCATTAGGAGCGGAACGACGGTGGAAGAGCTCCGAGCTAGTTATTAGGACAGCCTGATCGTGCAACGATACCGGAACGGTAGTTACTGCACCAACATACTTGGTCACTAAAGCAAGTCCGGCGGTAAGACATTCCTGGGGGAATACAGTCTCATCCGTCCCGACGTAAGCCTGGAACTCTTCCAACGTCACAGCCATTTATAGACCTATTACGCTACAGTCTGGAGTGAAACGATTGCACCCTGACGCTGTGCAGCAACGGCCATGTAGCCATATACCGAAACAGAATCTTCAAGAGTGGTTACGTCACCTGACGAAAGTCTGATTGGTGAACCAGCAGACTCCCATGAAGTAACTGCAGCGGAGTTAGCTAGCAAGCAATCGGTAGCGCCCAACTGTGGGTCTACGATGATTGGAAGACCGAACAAAGAACCTGATAGACCTGGGATGTTTGCAGATCCAACGGTGTTCATTCCGTCGTTGTTAGCTGAGAAGGATAGTCTTCCGTCGGTTGCACCGATAGACACTAGGTTTACGTAAGCGGTTACACCAGTAACGATGAACTCTGGACGTAGACCAGTTGCGTTGAAGATGTAAGCAGAACCTTCTGCGATACCCTTTGCAACAGTTGAAGCGTCGGTGTGTGCGTCGAATGTCTTTCCTACGTAGCTTAGGCTCTGTAGAAGGTCAATGACAACGTTGTTGGTTGCGTTAGCGTAAGCAATAGTCAAGCCCTGGAATACCTGGTCAAGAGTGTTGATTGTCGCGCGCTCTACGTATTGACGTGAGAACTGGGTGTATCCACCGTAGGTCTTTACGTCTGCAGACATTACCTCGAAGCTCAAGTTACCGAAGGATAGTGCTTCGTTCTCTGGGCTCTGCTGACCAACTGCAAGAGTGTTGCTGTCGATCTGAATGTATTCAACTGCTAGTCCGCTTGCTGGAAGTGCTCCGCGTGTGAACGCTGACAAGGTTGGACGGTTGTTGGTGATTAGAGTGTCTAGGTATCCAACGAACGGAGGAAGGATAGCTGCGTCTGCGGATGTTGAAGCTGCGCGGGCTAGAGCCTTTGCGTCTTCGTCTCCAGCTAGAAGACCCTTTGCAAACTCGCCTTGTGAGCGGAATTTGTGTGTAGCTGGTGTTGCGATTTCGACGGCCTGACCTGCTTCGATAACTCGGCGCAATTCTGCAACCTCGTCCTGAACGGTGCGAACGTCAAGTTCAATGTTTTCCATTGTTTCACTTTCTGTTTCATTAGGAGTCTCCACGATTTCTTCAACCTCTTCGGCTTCAGATTCGCTACGGACTTCGGTTATTTTTGCGCCTTCAAAGGCTGGGAAGGGAACTACTGAAACCTCTTTGAGGTCTACTAGTTCTCTAACTATCGTTTGGCCTTCCTTCCGGTCTTTGACCGGGAAGAATCCAACCGAGAATCGATTTAGGACGTCATCCTGTAGTAGTGTGTAAACTTCGTTTCCGCGTGGAGTATCGCTGATCTTGGCAACGATTTCATAGCCTTCTGGAGTATCTCGGCCTTCGATAACTTTACCGATTGGCTCTTCGTGACCATAGAACAACTTCACGTCATCTACGCTCTCGATTGCTCCAGCTTCAAAGCGCTCTTTTAGGTTTCCGGTTAGTTCGATTTCCTGACCGTATGGAACTGCGAGACCGACGATAGTTCTTTCCTCGGTATCAACTAAACGAGCCTGAAACTCGCGTGTAATCATTTCAGACATCTAGTCCTTCTTTCGTTCTGACTTCATCGGCGGTTAGGATACCTGCTGCGATTGCGGTCTGGTAGTAGTTGTAACGTGCTGCCACATCTGCCTTGAACAAGTGCTCGAAGTCGAACTCGACTCGGGTTCCTCGAGGAAGACAGTTGCTAAGTGCGTCTGTGATTGCGTCTGTGTAAGCCATAAGAGTATGACGGTAGAAGACTTGGTTCTCATCTTGCAAGTTAGAGTAAGTATCGGATGATCCAGGAATAGAAGTTAGAAGCAACCTTGCAGGGATACCGAATAGCCTGGCGATTGCCTGTGTCTGCTGATCCTGAACTTCGGTGAATAGTGCGTCTCTAGGGGAGAGTGCTATCTGCTGGTAATCAAAGCCATTAGCTAGAACTGCAACTTGGCGATTCTGTTGTTTGTTGTGCCAGTTGTTAGTTACTTCATCGGCCTCGGCCTTGTTCAACATCTGGTTAGTCTTTAGAACTCCAGTTGGGACTCCGGCAGAAGTAAACCAGTTCAAAGCGTAGTCTCTTAAATCGAGAGCTGCCGAGATGTCCTTGAAGCATGAAGCAATAGGTGAGATACCGACTAGCTGACCAGACTGGCTAAAGATTCTTAGGTGCTCAATCTCGCGCTTTGTGTAACGGATTCCCATGTAGTCATAAACGATTGTCGAGTAATCGGTTACTCCGTTTTGCATTTTAGGATAAGAAGGCTGAACCGCTCCGGCTGGAAGAATAGTTAGGTTGTTTACCTGGCCGTTAGAAGAGTATTGCTTCAACCAGTAAGCGTTACCCTGGAGCGCTAGATCTAGAACGGTTTGGAATAGGAAGTCTTTGCGGTTCTGATCTAGTGAAGGGTTGTTTACTAGAACTGGGTTTTCAATCTTTAGTTCGATACCAGTAGCGAATCGATAAGTGTTTATGGTCATCTTGCTAATCGGAGTTCCGATGATTTGGATGGCGCGGTAAACAGCGGTAAGGCTAAGAGCCGAGTTAGGTGTAACTACGCTCGGATGTCTAGTTGGGATTGTTGGCTGTGCAGCGCGAACTTCTGGTTTGCGACCTAAGAGCCTATCAAGAATAGATGCCATTTGGAGTCAAGGATACCACAGACCACCGACTAGAACACGCCTATTGTTGCGTGTGGTGCGCGTGATGAAACGTAAAGTGCGAACACCGTTGCCATTACTGAATCGATGTCACCGAGAGATTCTTTTCGACTTATGAACCAACTCTCACCGGAGTATTTAGCAACCCCGTTAGGCATTTGAGCGACCAGGAGGGGATCGCTGTTATGCCTAACGAGGCCAGTGCTAAACATAGCAAAGACAGTCGAGCATGCTGACGAGACTTCTTTAGCCCATAGTGTCCAGACCGGAAGCCCAGAGTTTTTTAGTCTCTTAGCTAGACCGGGTAACTGGCGATCATCTAGCACTATCGCTCGCGGGCTGTGTTTACTATAAAGCGATGTTAGCTCATTGAAGAGTTGTTGTTCGGTAGGACTGACTAAAGACATAACCAATTCTGTTTCGTGAACGTCCTCGATGTCGTTGGCATAAGCTATCGTTCCGTGTCCCCAGTTCGTAGTTATGTCTACGGCGAAGACTCCTCCGGTTAGGTTTGTAACTCCTCGACCAGTTGCAGCTCGGAAGATGTCTCCTGGCAACCATGAGTTCGTAGATCCTGCGATGAATTGATTTAGTCGGTATCTTCTAGCTTCATGTTCAGGGATTGTTTTCAAGTCCGAGATAACTTGTTCCATTTCGATTCGACCTGCAGCAACGGATGGGTTAGCTGCCATGATTGCCTTCGGGTCATCCACCTGAGAGTTCTCCGGTGCTTCCCAAAGGAAGAATCCAAAGCGTTCTAGATCGGCTGCACCATTAGAAGCTGCCTTGCCTGACTTGTATAGATCTATAAGAGTCTTGGAGTTCTGATCTCCAGCGGTCGTAATTCCAACGACGATTCCATCCTTACGCTGTGATGTTCCAAGAACGGCTGCAGACCACATTCCTTCTTTAGCTAAGTGGAGCTCATCGAATAGACAGAAGCTAATCGGGATACCTTGAAGAGCTGCTTCCTTTGCAGCCTTTACGTCGTAGCGTCCTCCTCCGTCCGATGTCACAATTCCTCGAGTCTCGGTTGCTCGCTTAAATCTCTTCTTTAGGAATGGGTTCGAATTGATGACATAAAGAACCCGGTTGTAAACAATGTTTGCCTGGTCGGTGCTCGAGGCTAGGGATATACACTGTGGCCCGACTTCGTGAAGTAGCAAGCCATAAAGTCCTAGCATGGCTGCGATAAGTGACTTACCGTTCTGGCGTCCAACGCTGATTACTACCTGGCGATACCGGAGTCTGTTTGGGTAGGTTGGATGGTCTGCCGGATAGCGTTCAAGGATTGCTCGGAGCAACCACTTCTGCCATTCGTCAAGTTCTAGTCCATCGGGACTCTCCGGGCTACTCCACGCGATCTTTGCAAACTCGATGAGCTTATCCCCGTCGGTTATGAAGTCATCCGATAGAGGAGGCGTGAAAGTAGTCGGGAGCTGGAGCATTAGCGAGTGAGTAACTTCTCCAGTGGATCAATCTCTGCGGAAGAGGCACCGAGAGATCGTTGAAGCTCGAGAACGGTCTTGCGAAGTTCCGCTGCCGTCGATGTGTTGGCTTGTTGGTCGAAAGACTGTGCCAGACGTAGGCATAAACCCGATAACACTTTTTGTTCAAGGTTTAGTTCCAGCGTTTCAAGCCAGTTCTGAATTGATTCAGTAATCATTAGTTGCAACCTTCCGGATAATTCAGCTTGTTTTTGAAAATCCCTGG